TACAGCAGATTTGGATTGCTTTGTGCCTACTTCCATTTCTTGTAAGTTTTTTCCACGAGACATTTGAACTCTCCGATTTAGCTATGTATTAAATCTATATTTATTTATAATTTAAGAAATTACAAAGAATTTAAAAATTCATCAAATAACTGAATTTTTCTTTCCTCTAATTGTCTTACTCTAGATAAAGTTTCAATTTTCTTTCTTGTGTTTTCTATTAACCAGTCATTTCTAGATGCATCATATATCCACTCTACTCCTTCCATAATTCCATTCACAAATGCATCAGGAGCAGAAGGATCAGCAACTATGTCAGCGGCAGTAGCCAACATGAAGTCATCTGAAACATAACGAACTCCATTTCTTTCTACTAGCGAACCAATTCCACGAGAAGAAACGCCCAATTTCACTCCTTCTGAAATTAAAGAAGAAGCAATTTTACCCATTGGTGTATCTAGAATTTTTGCCTTTCCTATGAAATTATTTCCATCTTCTGTTAAAGATGTAATCATATGTGAGACTCTATCCAGATTTACTGTTGGTCCATCTGGATGGCCCAATTCCCCTAATGCTCTTCCTTTTGAAATGTAGCTATTAGTATATCTACTCACTTCCCTGGAAAGAGTTTCCATTGGATAACATCTACCATTTCTATTCTTTATATCTGCTTGAAGAAAAATTCCTTCAATATAAAGAGATTTTTTACCTGCTTTTTCTTCAGTAATAAATTTTACTTTAGAAATTTCTTCCGTAATTAGTTTCATTTCTGTTAGTTGGTAAATGCTACTTTGTTTGCTTGAATTTGAGAAGAAGTATAAATTACGTCAGTTGGTAATTTTTCTAAAAATTCTACAGATGATCCAGGAATAGCAAACTGATAAGTTGTTCCTGCACCAACGGAAGTGGATATACTTACTGTCACAACCCCAACATTATTGTTATATAATCTCACACAAGTTGCGGATTCAATATTAGATGCCGCACCTGCACTGGTTGGAGTTACAACTACATCAGAAAGAATTTTAGTTCTTTGCATTATCTTTCAAAAATAATTTGATTTAATTATTTATTAATCTTCAGTTTCGCCAAATAGAGAAGCTGCAACAACTGGTCTAAATTCATTTATCTTATCTGAAGATTTAGAATAAAGAATATCTTTTATTTTGTCGCTTATTTGTGATGGTGATTCATCAGAAGCGATCATGTCCATTAAGTCTTCCATAAAATTAAAATTGTATATTTGTATTATTTAGATTTATATTTCTCCACCTTTAGGTAGTTTTGGTGGTTCTACTATTTTTTCATTTGCTTGTGGTTCTATGGGTATTTTTCCCATTTCTCCTTGTATGTTGTCACCAGTTTCTAATGGCATTCCAGTATTTGGATCTACTGGAATGCTTGGGTCTGGTATTATTCCTTCTTCTATTTCTTTTTTGATTAACTGATCTTGTTCTACTATTTCCTGATCCGTTTGTCTTAAAATATTTCTTCTAACATAATCTTGTGAATAATATTTTCCAATATAAGGTTCGGCCATAGAAAGCATGTTTAACCTATCAGTCATAAGCTCAGAATTTTTCAATTCTGCAAAATGATTATCATAAAGAAAATCATATTGTATATGTTCATTCATTTTATCCCAGTCTTCTGGAGTAATAATATTTTTTAGTATTAATTGAGTTTTAAGCATGTCACTAAACATGTTAGAAAATCTTTTTCTAAGTCTTCCTACAAATTTACTAAATTTTAATTCATCACGAAGGATCTCAGAAGATCTACCTAAATTGAATCCACCTTCACCATCAATTCTAGAAGATGGAACATTTAAAGCTTTATATAATTTACTCTGGAAGTAATTAATATCAGTTATTTCTCCTAGATTTTGTCCACCAGGTAAAGTGTCAATTTCTGTTCCTCTACCACCTTCACGACGAGGAAGCCAAAAATCCTCAAGCATACTCATAAACTTTTTATCGTCACGAATTTCTCCAGTACTTGCGTCATAAACGAGTTTATTACGATAACGCATCATCACATCACGGAGATATTGTTCAGCTTTTACTTTTGGTAGATTGCCTACATCAATATAAAAAATTCTACGCTCTGGGGCACGAGATAAACGATAAATTACCAAAGAATCTTCAATCATTCTCAATTGATTAAGAGCTTTGATTGCCTTATTTAAATAAGATAATGTGGTTCCTTTATTTCTATCTACTAAACCAGAAGTACAATAAGTAATTGCATCTTTTGCTATTTTAACTCCTCTATCTGGAGATGCAGTTCCCATGTTTGCAACACCACCACCAACAGGATAAGAACTTTTTGGATCGTATATAAAATATTCTTCTATCTCTGGAAATTTAAAATTCATTGGATTTTGATCACCAACTAATGGATTAGTCATCCTTGGTGAGTTTTCGTCCTTTTTGTTCTTTTTTTCTTGTCTAACATAACGCATTTTCATGGAATCAATATATCTTAATTCTTGAATTCCATCATGCGGCTTTTTTAGGTCTATTACTTTATGATAATAAAGTCTCCCATCAATATACCAATTTCTGTATATTTCATGGGCTTTTTTATCAAAATCTAATAGTTCAAGTATATATTTAAATTCTTCTCTTATTTTTTGCTTTAGACCATCGCTTGCGTTTAAATTTGATAGTTCAATTTGTACGGGAGAATCATTAGTATCTGATACTATTGCTTCATTTACTATATCTTCAATGGCACTGTCAACTTCTGGATGAAGTGCCATTTCTCTATATCTTTTAATTAAGTCAAACTCTGTTCTATATACTCCTTCAATGTCAACGTAAGATCCAAAAAAACCACTAGTTAAATAATGATCAACCCCATCCTCGTCGTTGCGAGGAATGGGGGACAATGCAGATGGAGATATTTTTTCAGAATCTTCAATTGAAAAACCAAACAGTCTGGCCATAATTTATTTTCTTTATATTATCTTATATTTATTACTTGATAATATTGGTAGATCCAGCTTGATCGGCTGTTGTTTCTCCTGCAGTCCAGTAAAGAATTTGGAATTCTACAGTATAAGTTTCAATATCATCTGCAGTATCATAAGAAAGATCTATCTGACTCACATTAGTTGGGAAAATTTGATAGAATTTATATGTTCTTAATGGAGTTAATGGGCCACCATTTGCATCACTAAAATTAGATGTGGATTCTTTGGAAGAACCTCTTCCTAATTGATAAACATATGCATCAACCATATATGCATTTGGGTCAGTTGCACCAGTAGCATTTTCCAATTTGTTTATGTGATTCATCCATTTCTCAAATGCGGTTCTTAATCTAAAGTTTTCATCATTTATAATAGTAACGGTCCAAGGATCAAAAGTCCTATCACCAGCAACTTTTAATGTACGTCCTCTAAATGGAACATCAATTGGGTTAACATTAGAAGCTGGTAGTGCAGCAGATTTACATAAAAAACTGAATAGCTCAGATTCTTGCCCAGCACCAGTTCCCCAATTTGAACTGATTGCAGTAGGGAAAGCAGGAATACTAACTTCAAATAAATTAGGACGAGCACCACCACCAACTAGTTTTGATTTAAATTGAGAGATTGTTCTTAATTGTGACATTGTTAAATTCTCCTTTTGTAGTTGATTTTAAATTTAAACTCTTCCTGTCACTTCTTCGAAGCTAACTCCAGTTCGAGTGGCAACGAAAGTCAGAGTTACATAGTTAATTGATTTAGTTGGCTTCAAGAATATATCAGCTCTAAATTCATTGTTATCAATGACATCAGGTGTATTATTTGTTTCGTCACAAATTACCCTAAAATCATATACGCCACGCTTAGCTTGAATATCACGGAGATATGGCTCAACAATGTTTATGAAGTTTGCACGAGTTAGTGGATCATTCAATTCAAATAATTGAGCTTGTGCCGTTCTTTCTAGTGCCTGCTCAACAGTTAAGAACAATCTGCGAACATTAATTCTGTCAAATGCAGATGCATATCCAAGAGCAGTTTTATCTCCAAAAAGGATTATACCAACACCTGGTTGATTTACTATTGAATTTATTCTTAGTGGGTATATACGATCTCTTTGGGCTTTTGTTGGATTGTATGCAAGTTTGATTGCATTGTTTAAAACTCCTCTTTGTTGACCGGCAGGTGAATACCAAGGATATGAGTTTATACTAGTTCTAACCATCAAACCAGCAATATCTGGGTTGCATGGGATATAACGGAATCTGTTATTGAAACGGTCATAAGTATATTTGTATCCACTATCAAAAACAGCATAAGATGAAGAAGATAAAGGACTAAAGAATTCTATAATTTCATTAGTTTGATCTTCTGTATTTGTTCTATCAACAACGTCTTCTCTATGTGGAGAAATTACAGCAACACAGTCTTTTCTTGCACTAGCAATTGAAATTAGTTCTTGTGCTTTTGCTTGTGATTGTGATTTTTCTAGTAAACCAGGACCCATGATTAAGTAATCAACCGCAACTTCGTCTTTGTTTGCGAATAATCTATATGATGTAACTAAATCTCCTAGTTTTGCTTGCATTCCTCCATTATCGCCATAATCCTTCCCTCCCTTAAGAGTGTAAGTTTTATTGCCAATTGCACTAAATGTTACATTTTGAGCATTTTGGCCCCACAAACCTTGGGTTGTAGTAAAACCAACAAAACCAGAACTGAATCCAGTTGCTTTTGGAGTAGTATTATGATGAGAGTCAGGACCACTTGATGGATTTCCCCCAGCGTAAATCTGGGATGAAAAATCGGCAAGATATTGCTCATACCAGATTTTTTGTGGTGAATTCACTGCAGAAATGGAATCAATTGCTTTAGAAAGAGATGTATGCTTTTCAATGATTGACCCTTGAACACCAGTAATTGTTCCTACATCATCAATAACAACAACATGGATTCCATCATTTCTTCCGTTCCTATCGAGTGAATATTGATTAGTTGTTGGTTTTGGTGCTATAGACTTCCAATAAACTGTTGAATTAGTGAGTCCAAGAGTTTGATTGTTATACCAGTCAGAAACTGAAGCGGCAACAAAATTTGCAGTAGAAATTCCAGTAGAATTTACTACTGAAATTGTATCGTTAAGTTTAAATGCAGCAAAAGAGCTATTTTCGGAATAATCTATTGGGGTTTCTGCTCCACCAATTGTTACTAACCTAGAAAAAGTAACTGCAACTCCAGAATTAATTGTAACAGCTATTCCAGTTGAAACTGTAACCGAAGTTGATGCAACAGATGCGATGGTTAGATTATTAAGACCCGGTGCAGTCAAAACATCTAAAGTAGTAAGTCCAGCGGTGCTGTTTAGGTAAATAGTGCTCACTCCTGCTACAGCTTCTTGAGATGATGCCGTAACTAAAGTTGTATTATATTGTGTAGTAGAAGACGCTACTCTAGAAACAATTTTTACATCAATAGTACTGTTCCCATTTGTTGCATCCTGATTTACGCCTGTGATGATACCTTTTAAGTATCCAGTAAATACTGATGTAGTTCCAGCACCAGGTAAAACAACGCCAGTTAGAGATGTGGTAACTCCCATCCCAACCTGGATTCCCATTCCTTGAGGATTGGCAGTTGTAATTCCGATTGTTTGGTCTGCTAAATCGTCAATTACACAAACTTTTAAATTATTTGCCCAAGAACCAGGTGTCTTTGCTGCGAATGTAAAGTCAGTTGAGTTAATGTGGTCAGTAGAATAATCATCATAATTATCGATTTTCAATGTTGGGCTAGTTTCAGAATTTACTCCTGCATTTGCATTTATCAAATAAGATGAATTTGAACTACCTGTTCTTACTACTTTAAGAACTCCACCATAAGATAAAAATGAAGATGCACTCATCCAATATTCATATTGTGCATCAGTCGAACTTGGTTTGCCAAAAGTGTTAATTAATTGCTGCTCTGTAGCAATGTCTACTGGTTCATTGACAGGTCCTATTGCAAATGGTCCTGCTATTGCTCCAATATTATCTAGTACATTGTCAGCTCTTCCTACAGTTAAATCAACCTCTCTGACGAGTACGCCTGGAGATAATTGAGGAGTCGCCATGTTTTTCTCCCTAAAATACTCAGTTTCTCTAAAAAATATTTATGAAAAACTTTATTTTAAGAGTATTCTAAAAATTATATTGCCACAATGATGCGATGTCTCCATATTCATCTACATACCACCTATCTCCCTCCGCATCAACAAAATTATCTGTTTCTCTCCCATCAACTATAAAACCAAATGGTGCCATATCCTGTTCTAATTGATTTTGTTGTTCTTCATATAATCTTTTTCGAACATCATTGTCCGTCATTTCTTTGAAGTAATCTTGAACAATTAGCCAAGCAAATATCACTAAGCACATTGTTAAGTCGTCATTACATCCTTCTTCTGCTTCAAATGAATTATATTTCTGGACAAATGTGGTTAATTCTGATATAATTTCATAATCCCTGAATACTAATTTTTCTTCTTCAATAATTGATTAGGATATTCTAAATCATAATGTAATGCTGCAGCAACTTGATCTCCGACATCATTCACTTCACACAATAAGTATGCATCATTATATGCTTTTCCTGCATCTTTTATGATATATGGAAACATCATTGGCTTTATTTCATTATTCCTATACTTTGCAACTACTCTGTATGGAAATGTCGTAATATCAAATACAACAAAAGCAGAATAATCTATTTCTACTCCTCTTGCCACATCAATTGTTATTACATATTGGTGCCCATCTTCTGGTTCTTCATATACATCGAGTCCAGCACTAGATTTAATTGGTCTATCTTGTGTTAATGTGGCTAATTTTGCACCAGAAATTAATGTATCTACAGAACCTAAAAATTCACATTCGAATTCTTGTCTCCATTGAGACTCGCTTGTGTTAGCGATTGTAGTTTTCTTAAATTCTTCGTCTCTACCAGGAACATCGGTCCAAAAGACCTCAATAGGGACATATTCATTTTTACTTTTCTTTGCATCGTCCCATAGCTTATAAAAATGATTTAAGCCTTTAGGAGTAGATACTACAATAACTTTTGATGACTTACCAGAAGTAATTGTGGGGTATACGGAACTAAAAAACGAGTCAGCAACTTGGTTGGGAACGAAAGCAAATTCGTCTAAGAAAATAATGTTATAAGTACTACCTCTAACAGAAGATGCTGATGTGGATGCAGCAAATATTTTAGATCCATTTTCAAGTTCTAATGAACCCTTATTCCATGAACAAATTCCTTGCTGCAACCATTTTGGTAAGTTCTCGTATCCAGTTTGTAAACGACCGAGTAAATCTCTTGCTGTTTGTGCTTTGTTGGCCAGAATAGCAATGTTTACATTATCATTGAAAATTGCATAATGTAAAAGATATGATACTACAGTTGTTGAATTATGAGTTGGTATAAAAGTTTTGCCACATAAGAATAAATGATCATTACTATCAACAGAAATACAAGCAACTGGGACACTATTAACTTTCTCTAATTTTTGAATATAAACTCTTTTATCTTGTGGTCTTGGGGGTCTATTATTATTGATGAGAATGTATTTTCTTGGTAAGTTGAATACTCTTTCGGTAGTAGTAAAAGAAACAGTATGATATAAGCAGCCTTTTATCGGTTTGACTCTTACTCTTGACTTTATTCCCATTGAAGATAGTAATTCAACTACCTGCATAGAAAAATTATAATCTTTTTGGTAGAATTCGAATGACCTTGTATTTGGTTTTAAAGAACCATCTGTATCCATAAGACCTCTAAGAAGTTCTAATTTATGTTGATATGATGCTCTTAGATAAACTTGTGGAATATGTTTATTATTCAATAAGTTATTTTCTTTTAACTTTTTTTGTAAATTTAATACTTTAAATCTAATACAATTACCATCCGATCTTTCATACTGAATTTCAATTCTAGATTTATAAAATTCAAAATCATCTTTATGTGATATTATTCTACTATCAGAAGAATATCCATCACCTAACCAAACTCCAAGTAAGTAGGGGTCAATTGGTAAGTTATTTTCTGAAAAATTTTCAATTGGTGTTGTGAATTCTATAAAATAAGAACCAACAACTCCTTTTCCTCTTTTATTCTGGTTCTTATTTTTGTATACATCAAAAATATCTTTTGTTGTTACTACTTTTTTTCCGGAAGTCCAATAACTACTATTTACTTCCCACAAGTGATTAGAATCTGCTATAATTTCTTCGCCGTTATCAAAATAAATTTTATAACAATCGTGATCATACATTGTTTCAGTTTTCATAGTTACCGAAACACTACTTCCATCTGGAGACAATATTTTATCTCCTACAGACAGTTCTCCCATAGTCGTCCAACCATTTGGAGTTGGTATTGGAGTATCCAAAGACAATGCTTTTCCGCTCTGCCTAGGAAGCTTACAAATGTTGAACCTATTCTCATGAAAAGACTGTAACATCTTTTCTTGAAATGGATACATTTCAAATGGTTGTAAGCCATGATCCAAAGTCACGATTTGTATATAATTGTTTGCAAAATATACTGGATCATTAGCACATTTTGCAAACTCTATAATTTGTTCTTGTGTAAATTCAATTTGAGTATTCGCTTTTTTTAGAAGCGGATTACCAAGATAATGTTCTTCAGCCATAAAAAATTAATAAAAAATTACCATTTAACTCTATTTGCCCAATATGCAGCACTCATTGGTCCTTTTGCAATATTTTTTGCGTGTCTTGCTTTAAATTTTCTACGACGCTTTGCATATGCTTTGGATTCCCCTTCCTTTTTTGGTGAACCTTTTACTCCTCTTTGTCCAAATCTAATTAATTTTTGTTTTCCACCTTTACATGCTTTTACAACATGAGATTTTCCAGTTTGCGAATCCCCAACTGGCTCCGCTTTTGGTTTATTGCAAGGCATTTCAGACTTTTTTGCTTCTGATATTTCAACCTCTTCACCAATTGTGTTGTTATTCAAAAGATAATTTTTTGA